AAAGGGGAGCCGAAGCCCCCCCTTTCCGTTCGGTCAAACCTTGATCAGGTCGAACCAGACGAACCCCACATGCCGAGGGGATCAGACCAGCCGAACGAATAACGCTCGCGGGCCTTGTAACGCACGTTACCGGTATCGAAGTCACCGTCCATGCTGTTTTGCAGGGGGGTGCGAACGAAATGCTTCATGCCGTTGGGAACGTCGGTGGTCAGGAACCATGCGTTCGGGTCGGTCAAGAAGTGGTTAACGGTGTAACCCTCGGGGATTGCGCCCATTTGCTTGATAGCGTTGATGTCGTTATCAGCGGTGGAGACACGCAGTTCGGTGTCCAGCAGACGCTTGGCAACGAACATAAGTGCCGGGGGCACAACCATCTTGCGGGGCTTGGCGGCGATCAGCAGGCCACGTTCATCCGTCCAAGCGGCGATCTGAATAACGGCGGCTTCCAGAGAAGTCTCGTTCAGATCAACTTGGGTGGAGGGGGTGTTGCTGTTGGTGCCACCAGACACCAGCGGGTGAGCGGTGTTGAACAAGCTCACGCCGTCGCCACCGGGGTAGCTGGACGAGAAGCCGTTGTTCAGCACAGCGGCGGCTTTCACCTGTTTGGTGTAAGCCATGGCACGAGCCAGAGCCTTGGTATAACGAGCCGACAGGCTGTCATACAGGTTATCTTCAATCGCCTCTTCGGTGATCGAGAAACCCAGAGCAATGGTTTCGTGGGTGTAGCGAGTAGACCATGCTTCCTGCGCATTGTCATACGCCATTGCACTGCCTTCGTTCTTCACCGGAGCGGCGGAGAAGCCAGACAGCTTGGTTTCCTCTTCAAACGAACGCTCGGAAGTCTCGGTTTCGTAGATTTCCTTGTGCTCTTCGCCGTAGCGGTCGTACTCCATGCCGAACAAAGCGTTCAGACCCGGGAGCAACTCTTTCAGCAGTTGTGCGCGTGAAATAGCCATTTTTTACTCCTTAGATCAGACGCCAGTCGGGTTGAGATACTGATGACCACCAGCAACAGTCTGACCAGTCACGTTAGGTGCATTCCACTTAACGATGAACTCACAGAAGTTGCCAGAAGAGTTGGCAGTATCGGGGACCACATCAACGATGCGGATGGGCAGGGTAGCCGTGGTGGTGCCACCTGCGGCGCTATAAATAGCGACCTTGGAATCACCAGAGGCGGTAGAACCTGCGTTCTGCACCAATTGAGCGTTGGAGCCGATCATGGTGCGGCCCAAGAAGGCGGGCAGCAAACCAGAGGTGGTGTCGTCAGCGGTAGTACCGGCCACGTTCACAACCTTGAACAGCTGGTCCGGATCATCAGCCACGTAGGCGGTGATCACGGTGCCGGTCGGGGCGGTCGTGTTTGCGGGGAAGTACTGCGAGAAGATCACTTGACCTTGTGCATTGACATAGGAACAGCCCATGAACACACCGCAAGGCGTGGCCGTGGTCGTGCCGGTGTCTTTCTGAATGGTGCCGCCAGAAACGATAGTCACCACATCGCCATAGAAAATGCTCGTGTTGTAAGCAGAAGCAATGACGAGTTGGCGAGTCGCGCCAGCAAACACCTGACCACCGATCAAGTTGATCGGCTTTAGACCGTAAGGACGGTCGACGGTGGGGTAAGCCATTTAAGACTCCTTAATTTAAGAACCAGACCCGAAAGTGACCTTGGTCTTCTTTTCAGAGAAAAGAGGCATCCGAGGATCATTTTCACGAAGGAAATTGTTGTCCACCGACTCCATCTGAGCCTTGTTCTGCCCCTCGTACCATTGGGAACGTTGTTGCAGAAACTCTTCCGGAATGCGACAGAGCAACAGCCCGCCCACTTCAATGCCGCCCTTAAAGCGGCCTTCCGTAGCGGCGTGCATCATTAGCTCAGGATAGTCTTCGCCTTTACAGGGTTCATATCCCTCGCGGAGCCGGGAGGAAATGTTGCTGGGATCAGCCGTCCCCATAGTGCTCAAACGAACCCAACGGTGTTTCCACCCCGGGCGATCATCGGGCTTGGGTAACGTCTCAGGCGGACGCCACGCTTCAGGACGTTTAAACGCCACTTCACGGGTGTCAGCGGTGCGAGATTTACGGTTTTGTTCCACAGTATCCATTTTTAATTCCTTCCAAGCAAAGCAACCTGTTTAGCGTATTGTTCTGGAGTAATCCCGAGCTTGCGAGCCAACGCAACTTGGGATGCCTTCAACTTGACGCGGTTAGGCGGGGTACTACGGGAGGCCGGAGCCACCGGAGTACTGGGTTTTGAAGCACGGCGCGGGGTTTCATCCTCAGCCGGGTCTGACGAATTCTGTGAAGGATCGTCATCGTCCTCATGGCTCCTGAAATAATCAGGGAATCGTTTACGCATGGTCCGGTCGATTTCTTGGAAATAATCGTCCGTTCCAATATAGTCGGCACCATATTGCCTTTGTAACTTTTTGTCAAGTCCCATAGCCAACATAGTCATTTCGTCGTCAACTCCGAACCATTCGTTATTCTTTTCTATCCAACGCTTGGTCTTGGGGCTGATCTTTGGTTCTTCATCGCGTACAGGTTTAAACTCCACCTCATCCTGCATCTGGATCGGGCGCATGGTCTGCGCTTTGTCCATCTTTAGGGTTGCTCGGGAGACCTCTTCCTGCGCGGTCGCCAAGGCGTCAGCGTCACCAGCCTCGAAAGCCTCTTTCATCTTTCTCTTGGCGGCGTCCAGTTCATTTTGGGCGGCTGACTTGCTGGTCTCAATAAAGACTTCACTGCCGGACTTCAGTTGTTCTTTCAGTCGGCGGTTCTCGTCATAGACCTTGCGGGCAAATTCCTCAGCGGCCTGACGCTCACGCTCTGCGGCCTCTTTGGCTCTGCGCTCGTCGTGATAGCCACGGGTAAATTTCTTGATCCGTTGCTGGACCTCGTCGCTGTACGAAGAAAGTTCTTCGTCTGTGGGTTCCTTGGGAGGCGGCGCGGCTTTGCGGCCACGATCCTCTTCGGGGGTATCGTCCTCGATTTCGAGTTCGATTTCGTTGTTTACCTTGTCTTCCTTTTCCGGCTTCTCATCCGGGAATTCAAAGTTGTCACCTTTAAACTGGGTTGCCATTTTTGCTCCTTATGCAGCGCGGGTAATTCCACGCGGGTCTTCCACTACCGCTTCAACCGAGTCATCATTGATGATGCGGAATTCACGGCCATGAATCTTCAGGCGGGTGCCTGAATTGGGTCGCACGATGATGAAATCACCTTGCTTACAGGACGGGCCGCTCGGGAAGCGGGTGGTGTCCTTGTAACAGTCCGGTCCAACCTTAACGACGAACAAAACGGGAGTAAGCACTTCCTCGTAATGCATTGTCTTGGAGTCCTTGAGCAAGCCAACCTCGCTGTCTTGGTACTCCTCCATCGCCTCGGGGACGACGCAGAGAAGGTGGTAAGTCTTCGGATCAGGCAATTGTTTTGCCTTGTCCTCAGCCGGTTTGTTCATGATCCCTGAAAGATCGACGGCTAGGGCCGGGTTGATGTCATTCATCATTGTTCATCCTTTGCACGAGGTCGTTGATTAAGTGATCTGCGTAGTTAAGACCCCGGATTACTCCACAGATTTTTTTGTACTCGTCGTACGTATCGGCACGGCTGGCTGCAAGAAAGGCGACTTGCTCCTGCCGGTATTTATCTATCTCTTTTTGCACATGCGCTAAGGCATGGATGGTTTCATTCAATCTGTGCTCCTTACGGGTTTAGGTCTGTTTGCTTGCGCTTTGTCTTTGGCGATTTGGACGCCAAGTTTCGTGCCCTCCAACTCTTGTTGGGCCGAAATCTTTGCCCGTGCGGTCGCGCTGGTGGCGGCGACTTGCATAGCGGCAATCTCTTTCTGCGCAGCAATCCGGGCCTCCTCGACACGGATGCGGTCAGCCTTCTCTACAGCCTCAATCTGTTGTTTCTGAGCCTTGAGTTGCAGTTCTTGGGCTTTAATCTCCAGCTCTCGCATCTGCATTTGCACCACGGGGTCCTGCATTTGTTGTTGAGCTTGTTGGGCCTGAGCCTCTTGGCTGTGCTCTTGGAAGAGTCCTTGTGAGGCTTTGGCGGCGGCAAGAGCGATTTCGTTGGCCGTCATGGTGTCCAACTTCTTGGTCTCTTCCTCTCCGGGGAGAGCAAAGCCCATGCGTTCTTGCATCTGGCGACGGTACTCAAATCCGACGTGCTCATTGATGTGAGCCATCATGGCGGCTTGCAGGGCTTGAGCCTGCGGGTTCTGACCAATGATCGCGGCAATCTGCGGGTCTTGCATCGCAAGCATGTGAACTTGGATGTGGGCCTTGTGGTCCTGCTCGATGAATGCCTTGACCGGCTTGCCCATCAGGATGTTCTGGTTCTCCTGAATCGGGTCTACGGGCGTCATGTCATCCTCAATCGGCACCAGCTTGGCGGCGTTCTTGATACCAAGAACATCCAGCATCTGGCGGTGCAGGAGGGGAAGGTCGTACAACTGGGGGGCGGTCTGCGCCAGTTGGAGG